TGCTCTGATTGCTTCCTCTGCTTCGTATCCATACCCTGAATACTCTGCCATAGCAAGGATAGCGTCTTCTGGATATAGGTAATCTTCTTTATCTTTTAGTTCAATATTAAGTTCTTGCTCGTATGCAAACTCTTCAACATCTTTCATAGATGTTTTTCCTTCTTTTTTGATTACGCCATCTGGAAGAACAGCAAAACGACACACTCCTAGTGGTTCTACAGGTAAAGAAATGATTTGACATTGATCTCCACCAGCATAAAGAACACAGTTGCCACAATGGACGCCAATTTCTTGGTCTTTGTTCTCTGCGGCAGGTGTATAGCCAGCCCAAATGCCAGTTTCGTCTTCATTAAACTTTCCATACTTGTTAGCAATCTCAATAAGTGCTGCTGCTAACTCTTGTTCTTCTGGAACAAGTCCTGCGGCAGTGATTGAATTAGATTTTTTACTAGAGCGAGGGTGTGCAGAAGGTAGAAGGTCATTATCTGTTGTGTAAGCAGAGTTAGAAGGCTTTCCAGACTTGAGAAGTTTCAGAAAAGCATTGACGCGACCCATAGCCCACTGATTGCGATTCATTCCAGGACGATGTGAGCCACTAAATGCTCCTGCGCCACGGCGATAGACCGCTTTGAGCATTCCTAGAGATGCTTTACGTCCAGAAGGTGCTTTTTCATTATGTTTAGAAACTTTTTCTTTCAAAGATGCTTCAACTGATGCTGAAAATTTTACTTTGCGTGCTTCTTTAGTTCCTTTAGCAGAACCTTTTTTGTTTTTTGATGAACCTTTGATTCTGTCCTTTGCTGGAGCAGGAGTTTGTGAAATTGTTCTTTTCTTTGATGCAAATTCTGAATCATCTGAGGCATCAACAGGGACACAGTTGGGAACCATCTTGCCATCTTTGCCTTTTTTCATACCAACCTGCTTATATCCGTCCCAGCAAGGACCTTTACCAGCGGCGGTAACAGAATCAGAAGAAACTAAAATATCAATTGATTCGTCAGACATTACTGCTCCTGTTCCTGTACAGGTTCTTCAATTGTTTCAGGTGTTTCTTCGGCAGGTGCTCCAGAAGTTGCTTGTTGTAGAAGTTGTTCAACACTTTCAGGCAGCGGAGCAACAGATGCACCCTGTTGAGCCTCTCTTACCTTCATCATAAGTTCAGGACTTAGTGCACCAAGCATTGCTTCAGTGAGTTCAGGAGTGATTGCTCCCTTCTCAAAGAGCATTCTGATTCCAACTTCTTCTGCTGTAGGTGTATCGGCTGTTGAGAAGCCGTGAGCACGACGCCATGTCTCTCCAGAGATAATTCCTCTATCAAATCCAGAGTCAGCATCCATCGCTCTGTCATTGCGAGTTGAGACTGCGCTTGGGTCATACCAAACAACAATTCTGTCAACCTCTGTTGGATTGAATCCTTGCGCCTCTAGATAAGGACGTAGGTAAACAATTGTTAGAGCATCAGCAATAAGCAACATCAATGGTTCAATGTGTGCTTTGTACAGTGCTTCATCAATTTGAAGTGCGTTTGAATATTTAACGTTTGCTAAACCTGTTACAACATCCTTTGGAACATCTAGTCCTTGAAGGATACGTTCTAGAACACGGTCTGCACGTTGAGCCAATGCAGGGTCGAAGGAACGCTCAAACTTGAACTGCTTAATCGCATCGCCAAGTTCGGCAGGGCCACGAATGATAAGCGGAACAACTGCTGATGCGGACTCTTCGTCACGAATCGGAGTTGTCATTGCATCAATAAGTTGTTCTTCAAACTCATCTTCTGCTTCTTCAGCAGTGAAGCCAGGATTTAACTCACTGTCTGCTTCGTCATATGGATAATCAGGGTCTCCTTGAGCAGCAACTGATAAACCATCTGGTAAATAAAGTGCGCCAGCGTTTAGGCGAGAGCGTGCTGTTGCACGGAATGTTCTGTTGAGTAGAAGTAGTTCAGCGCAAAGGTCTAACAAACCACGAAGTGATGAGTCTGCTTCATCTGAATAGCGTGGGTGTGAACGCCAGATGCGTCCTACGAATGCGCCATTAGCAAGACGATTAACTCCTAGTGCGCCACCAGTGCTTTGTTCACGGCGACCAATAACGTTGTATCCACCACGAGCATCTGCCATAATTTCATCAACGGAACGAATGTCCCAAGACTCAGGGATTCCAGAGCCTTTCTTTTCTGGCATCTGAACTAAATAACATTCTCCAGCAACTGAAAGATTGAGTGCTGCATCTTTGAGAAGACCTGCTTGTCCGCCGTATGCAGAATCTAAACGAGAAAGTGCTCGTTCTGCGGCAGCAGCAAGACGTGGATCAATAATTCGTGCATTGCGTACAGATGTTGGAGACTCAGATGCGTTCTCTACAACGGCTGCGTAAATTCTAATTCGTGAAACAACGGATGCAACTAAATTGAAAGCATACTTAACTTCACCAATAGCATCGTAGTATTCCCATGCTTCGGATTGCCATGCTGATGAACCAGCGGCGCGACGTTGTCTGAATTGTTCAAACTCGCCTTTGTCATTAATTTTGATTTGAACTGCGGCAGCAGTTAAAGAACGTGGAGTTGAATAAGCAACAGAGGATGCAGGTGATGATAAGAATACTGAGGCAGGTCCAGAAACTTTAGAAGAACTACGACGAGCAACTATTTGTGTGGAACGAGTAGTAGATTTTGACTTACCTTTTTTAGGTGAAGATGCTTTCTTAGGGACAACAGGGCGAACAGGCTCATTAGACGGTTCTTCGCGTTTGAATACGCCCACAGATTTACTCCTCGTCTTCGTTACGGAACACTAGGACTGCCTATCCTCGTGTGCGGATAACAAGCCAGCGATAGCAGAAAGTGCTAAAACTATTTCAACTACCTTTGTGGCCTCTGGAATAATGATACGGGATATTACGAGTAATGATGCGACCCAAACGCTAGTACACCAGATACAAGTAAATAGATATCCGAACTTATTGCTCTCTGGCGGGAACTTTTTCCATATCCAATTACGAGGTCGGTTCAAAATCTCGTCTTGAACTATCAGTCTGGTTATCCTGTATGTGGCTAGACCAGCAATAGTCAGTTCTAGAAAGTCTGTAATCAATTATCCCCCTGAGCAACTAAAGTGCTTCCATAAGGGCTCCAAGAACGAAGCCTTGAGCCACACCCACAGTTATCGTCTTTCTTGAAGGCTATAAGTTTCCCAGTTTCAGTAATTACACGGTGAATTTTTTCAAATTTTTCGTAGAAAGTTATAGCCTCTTTGAAAACCAAGTTAGGTCCTGATGGAGAGTCTACAGCGATGAGCACCTGATCATTGAAAACCGCCACACGGCACCTATCAAGTCTTCTAGTTCCTTTCGGGGCAGCACCTTTGGGCATTAACTCTCGTATGTCCTCCATAGAGTCTGGCTCGGCTAACGCTACTACTGCTGGAAATACATCTGCTTGTACTTTCACTTAGTCTCCGTGTATTCAGATGGTATGTGGAACTCAAGCCAGCCTAAGTAAGACTTAGCAAGTGTTAGTGGAACTAGGAGAGGCTTCTCTCTAGTTGCTTTCTCTGGTGTAAGAAAGGTTTCTAAGTCGCTAGGCTCTTTAGCAACAGGACAATACATCCAAGACTTAGTTTCTTGAAGAGTTGCTAATGGAAAAGCAATAGGGTAATGTGATTTTTCAGACGTAAGTGTTTCTAAGCGTCGGGCATTGGGTCTGGATTTTACTTTTTTAGGGTTGAACCAGACTGCTATAACAAGTTCTTCTTCAGAATAGGTTCCAGTTGTGTTTTTGTAGGTTCTAGACATTGCTTAATCTCCTTGCCATTGCTCTGTAAGTAACTCCTGCGGCTTCAGCGATGTCAGCAGCAGGTACGCCACGGTCTCTTAGTTGCTTGGCAAGGGTTGTAAGTTCTCTGTTGGCTACTGCAAGAGGGCTATCAGTAGGTGTCTTTGCTCTGTATCTCTTTGAGAGGTCTGCAAGTTGTTTGAGTTGAGGTCTCAACTCTGGCGGAACGCTTGGGGAGATGGATCGCATACGGGGAGAGTTGCTGAGGGGGGCTGTGGAGGTAAGAGATTTAGGTGGAGTAGCAGGTATAGGTCTTCTCTGCTCTTCTGACTTAGCATTCTTGACCCAGAAGTGGACTGTTGACTTAGGGCGAGCAGGTTTGAGTGAATTAGCAATTACAGCCAACGACCAGCCAGCCTCCCAAAGGGCACGGAGGCGTGGGGGAAGCATTTCATCTGGAAGA